CACCACGAGAAACCTACAACCAGTAAATTATGTCTGAGCCGATCAAACTTTCCAAGAAAACTATCAGTGTCCTGAAGAGTTTCTCTGAGATCAATCGATCTATTTTTATCGAGAAAGCTGAGAAGACTCTTGCCACGATGTCTCTCAACAAAAACATCCTTGCATTCTCTTCCTGTGGGGAAGAGTTTCCTGAAGACCTTCCCATTTATGACCTGGGTCTTTTCGTGAAGACTTGCATGATGTTTGATGCACCTCATCTGGTGTTTGCTGGCAACAACAAGGTCCACATCATCGATCAAACCACCAAGGGCAAAGCAACCTATGTGCTGAGCGATCCTGAGATCATCAGTGGTCGTCCTCCCTCTCAGTATGATCCTAACCTTCCAGATAAGGTAATCAACTTTGAGTTGAAAGCACAGCACCTCAAGCAACTTCGTGAAGCAGCATCCAACTTCAGTGTTACTGACTTCTGTGTGTATGCTTATGAGGGTAACGTCAGTGTCTGTGTCCGAGATAAAAAGACTGACAGCAGTCACGTCTTCTCTGTCCCCATCGACAAAGTGATGTGGGAGAAAGAATTCTGGCAATCCAAACCTCTGCATGAGCGTAACTTCTGCTACTGCTTGAAGATGGAAAACCTCAAGATCCTTGACGGCACTTATCACATCTGCATTTCCGATAGCGGTGTGATCAACTTTGTTTCCCTTGTGGAATCTTCTCTCAACTATTTCATTGCACTGGAGCCTAATAACGACTGATGCCTAAAAAACTGTTTCTCTGGGTTGAAAAGTTTCGTCCGAGGACAGTTGACGATTGCATACTCTCAGACGTGACTAAGGCAGTCTTCAAGGGGTATGTAGAGCAAGGAGAAATCCCCAATCTACTGCTCCCTGGGTCTGCTGGTATTGGCAAAACTACTGTTGCCAAAGCATTATGTGAAGAGATCGGTCTGGACTATATCTTGGTGAATGGATCTGACGAAGGTCGTCACCTCGATACCGTCCGCACCAAGATCAAGTCGTTTGCATCTTCTCAATCCCTTGTTGGTGGTAACCACAAGGTCATTATCATTGATGAGGCAGACAATACCACCCCAGATGTCCAACTCATCTTGCGGGCAGTTATCGAAGAGTTTCAAAACAACTGTCGATTCATCTTCACTTGCAACTACCTCAACAAAATCATCGATCCCCTCAGGTCTCGGTGCTCTATTGTTGATTTGTCTGTCAAGGGTAAGGAGCGTCAAGTCCTTGCTACTAAGTTTCTCAACCGTGTCTGTGACATTCTCGATGGTGAGAGTGTCGAATATGAAAAGAAGATTGTTGCTGAAGTTGTTGGTAAGTATTTTCCAGACTTCCGACGCACTCTTAACGAGTTACAAGCATATGCATCCACTGGTCAGATTGACGTGGGCATCCTGGGTAAGGGTAACTCACAAAGTCTGGATGCTTTGGTCTCATATCTTAAGGATCGTGAGTTTACCAAGATGCGTAAGTGGGTTGTTGCCAACTTAGATAATGATTACAAGGTAGTCTTCCGTCAACTCTATGATAAACTGTATGACTATCTGCAACCAGCATCTATTCCTGAGGCAGTATTGATTATTGGTGAGTATCAATACAAAGCAGCATTTGTTGCTGACCTTGAGATCAATACGGTTGCATTTCTCACCGAGATTATGATGAGGTGCGAATTCAAATGAAATACACAGAGAAACTGTGGTTTCCCGTCCGAGTTTGGGAGTTTAGGAGCGATCCTTCTCTCCTAAATCGGGCGCTTCTTGATATGGAGACCACTGTATTCAGGTCATATAACCCTGATGGTGGAGTGGGGACAAGTTTTCCTCACCTAGAGACATATCCACAGTGGCAACCCCTTACAAAATGGTTTGAGAAGTGTGCTAATGAGTTGCTCCATCGAAATGGATGGATAGCTAGCGAGCTTCGTGTCACATCTATGTGGGCAAATAGAAGTGATGCTCGCTCAGGGCACCACCACACCCCACACAGGCATCCCATGTCCTATCTGAGTGGCATCTACTACGTCCAAGGAAGCGCTCCTACGATGTTTGTAGACCCTTTAGCGCAGCGAGAATGGGCACAGTTGCATCTAGATGGTGGTCCCCTTGAAGAGACCCGTATAACCTACTCTCCTGCCCCTGGGACGCTTCTAATCTTCCCTTCCTACCTTGTGCATGGGTCTGTGCCTAATGATAGAAACGAGGATAGATATACTGTGGCAGTGAATTTTTTCCCACATGGTGATATCAATATGGGAGCATGGGATCAACCTATGATGCATATACAATGAAAGTCAACCAACTATTCCCCGTAATCGTACCCGAGTTTCAATATGAAGGAGATCTTGAGAAAGTCATTTCATATCTTGACTCTGTGGAGCAAGCACAGTTTAATTTCCCAGAAGGCGTCTACACTACGAAAGGGGATCTTCACAAGCATGATGCCCTCTCAGAAATAACTGCATGGTTTTATGAATGCTTGAATGAATATAAGCAAGAGTTTGCACTGCAGTGTGATAGACTTGACATCAGTTTGATGTGGGCAAATCATGCACCCTCAGGATCTGGCGTGGGTCACCCCCGCCACCGTCATAACATGTCTCTTGTTTCTGCTGTGTTTTATCTTACTAAGGGAGTAGCAACGGTCTTTCACGATCCTGTCTATCCCAGGACCATGGATTGCATGGAGGTTATGTCTGATAATCTTTATGCTCGTGGTGGTCCTATTGAGAAGATCTCAGCAGACCCTGGGAAACTAATCTTGTTTCCCTCATGGTTGGTCCATGAATCTGATCGCCATTTCTTTGACTATGATAGGTGGACTATTAGTTTTAATGCTCTACCTGCAGGGAATATCAACCCTGGACCCTTTGATTATCCTATGGCAAACCTGAAAGTGTTATGAGATACATTAAGACCCCGCTTCGTTATCCTGGAGGTAAGTCCAGAGCAGCAGAGAAACTCATGCAGAGTATGCCTAATCGCATCTCTGAGTTTCGTGAGCCTTTTATTGGTGGAGGATCTGTTGCACTTCGCTTCAGTCAACAGTATCCAGACACTCCAGTCTGGATAAATGACAAGTATCTTTATCTGTATAACTTCTGGACCCAACTTAGGGACCATGGTTATGATCTTTCTGAAGCACTGATTGAGGAGAAAAATGCTGCAACTGATGAGTCAAAGTCTAGAGATCTCTTTAATGGAGCAAAGGAAGAAATATCCACCGCTAGTCCTTTTCGTCAAGCTGTGCTTTTTTGGATTCTTAATAAGTGTAGTTATAGCGGACTGACTGAAAACTCTGCCTTCTCAAAGACTGCATCGATCCAAAACTTTACTGTCAGGGGAGCACAAAACCTGAAGCAGGTGTCTGCTGTCATTAAGAATTGGACTATCACATGTAAGGACTATACTGAGGTGCTCACTCCTCCTGGTGAGGATGTGTTTATCTTCCTAGATCCTCCCTACAAGATCAAGAGTTATCTTTATGGCACTAACGCTGAGTTGCACAAGGGGTTTGATCACAAAGCATTCGCTGAAGCATGTGATGCTTGCACACATAACTGGATGGTGACGTATAATATTGATGATGAAATCTCTCAGTGGTTTGAAGAGTATCACCAAGAGAATTTCCAACTCACTTATGGTATGCAGCACCGAGGATCCAAGAATAGGACCCAGCAAGAGTTGCTGATCACCAACTTTGAAAACAAAACCACATCACCTTTGGAGGTCCTCTTTGTCTGAGCAATATAATCCCTTCGACTATGTTAACTCTATCAATCTAAAGACAGTTAACTACACAGGTGACGAGGGTTATATGCGTCACTACCCTCCCTTCATGGTGAATCGTGCTATGTCTTATCATCTAGACACAGTGATACATTCAAATGAGATGAATCGTATGCACACTCTCGATAAGGACATGCAATATCACTTTTACCTATATAGTGTTAGAAAATCGAAAAGGTTTTCCTCCTGGGGTAAAAAGGATACACCAAAG